TCGGCTCATGGTGTCCAAACGGCCGCCTACCAACTCGACGTCCGCATCACTCGTTCAGCCCGATGGCTCAACTGGAACTGGAAGCTCTCCGGAAAGCCGGGGGACAAGCCGAACGCGAGGGACATCGGCTACCACGCCGGAGTCGGCCTCATCGAGCGCGCCCTGCGCGTGGAACCGGACTGGGTGCTCATCGTGTCGGGCATGTATCTGGACCTCGACATCGTGAAGTACCTCCGGCGCTGCGGGTTCAAGATTGCCTGCCTCCTGACGGAGTCGCCCTACGATGACCTCCGACAGGCCGAATTCATCCGGAGCGTCGATGTGGCGTGGACCAACGAACGGACCTCGGTGGACCGGCTCCAAGCGGCGGCGCCGCGTACACGTGTACGCTACCTCGGGCACGCATGGCACCCGCTCGTCCACGTCGCCCAGCCGCCCTTGCCGATGACCGAGGTCTGGGATGCCCTGTTCGTGGGGACAGGCTTCCCTGAGCGCGTCGAGATTCTGCGGGGTGTCCAGTGGCCCTCGCCGGAACGAACGGCGCTCTATGGTCACTGGGACAGCCTCGGCAGCCGTTCCAAGCTCCGATCACTCATCCGGGGGAAGGTACTGGCCAATGAGGAGGCCGCTGAACTATATCGGGCCGCCAAGGTCAACCTGAACATGATGCGGCGTCGGCTCGGCCATGCCTCCCCCACCGACGTGGCCAATGCGGCCGAGGTGCCGGAAGGGATGGTCGTGGAGGTCATCGCCGAGAGCGTCAACCCGCGCTGCATGGAGCTGGCCGCCATGGGCCGTTTCTTCGTGTCCGACTTCCGGCCCGAACTGGCCGACCTCTTCGGCGGGTTGGTCCCGACGTTCGAGTCGTCGGAGGAGCTGACGGCGCTGTTGACGGAGTGGCTGCATCCGGACGCGGAGGGGCGACGGAACGAGCGAGGGCGAGCCCTCCAGGCGTGCGTAGAGGGCCATTCATGGATTGACCGCGCCCAAGTCGTCCTCGATGGCCTCCACCTCGGGTCTGGTCCCTTGCGTCTGGAGGCCGTCCCGGTGTAGCGCGTCCCTTGCAGAGTAGAGGGCCACGTGGTCACCTAGAGTCCGACACGGCGCCGAGTATGCGCCGCCACGACTTCTAGGAGCTGACCACATGGCCGTCTACCACGGACGCCGAGGCGTCGTTTACATCTCCACGACCGGTGCGGGCGCGGCCTCGCTGGTCCTCAGCTTGACGGATTGGTCGCTCGACATGGCGACTGACACCGTCGAGGTGACATCCTTCGGCGACGTCAACAAGACCTACGTTCAGGGCTTGCCCGACATCAACGGCTCGTTTAGCGGCTTCTGGAACGATGCCGAAGACAAGCTGTTCACGGCCGCTGCCTCGTCTGACGGCTGCCGGATCTACCTGTATCCCTCGGCCGATGCCGCTGCGAAGTACTTCTACGGCCCCGCGTGGCTGTCCGTCTCCGTCAGCACCGCCGTCGGCGATGCCGTGAAGGTCACGGGCAACTTCCTCGCGAACGGCACGTGGAAGCGGACCCCGTCGTAGGCGCCTCCAACGGCGCATCCATCGGCACGGACCTCCAGCGCCGGCCACGGCAGATACTCTTCGCCGTGGCCGGCGCGATCCCGTACCAGTGCGCTACGCTGGCGTAGGTCAGGCCGAAGTCGCGATGCAACACGCGCATCTCCACGACTTCCTGTCTCGTCAGGACGGCCCTGCCATGTGCCTCGCCGGGTTGTGATCGCATGACCCATCCTACCGCGAGCAAGTCACCCGCCTCCCCTAGACCAGCAGCGGACGGCCAGCGATGATGGTCGCCATGTTCGGCAAGCAGGGGCGAGGCGGGTCCATCCTCTACGGCTACCGGAAGGTCGCGGAGGTGGTCTCGTGGAAATACGCCCCCAACCCGAACGGCAAGGGCGAGGGCACGATCGAGGTCGAGTTGCGGGACCAGCATCCCGCCTACATCGACCAATCGGACGTCTCCGTGGAGCTACAGACGAAGACCGGCGGCATGTTGCGCTGGGAGTCGGCCGAACGCTTCGGTGACACCCTGATTGTTGCTGGCCCGCCCGCGTCGTAGGCAACCATGAAAGGGAAGCGTCCGATGGCCATGCAGTTCTTCATCAACCCTAAGAATGTGGACCGGCTCTACCCGTGGGGGGAAGACGCCGAGCACAAGGAATACTGGGTCGAGGTCAAGCGCCACCTCTCGGCGCGGGAGTCGCAGGACGTCCGAGCGGCCGGCATCCCGCACGTCATGCAGAAGCCCGGTGATCCGAACCTGACGACCGAGCAGCAGACGAAGGCAGCGGCCGAGCGTGAGGTCAAGATGGGCCTCGACATGGGCCGTATGGCCCTCGTCCGCGCCACGAAGTACATCGTGAAGTGGTCCATCCCCGGGCCGGACGGCTCCACGATGCCGCTCTCGGAGGCCACCATCGGTGAACTGCTCCCGGAGGTCTTCGATGCCATCGACAAGGCGCTGGACACCCACAAGGTGAAGCAGGAAGGCGCCCTCAAGACCGACCCTTTGGTTGGCGAGGCTACGCGGAAATCGGCCTGAGGCTGATGAAGCACTACGGTTGGTCCTGGGAGCAATTCGAGGACACGCCGGAGTGGGTGATTGTGGTCGCGTTGGAGCAGATTCAGGCCGACGCCGATAAGCGTGAGGCCGAACGGCAGGCCGAAGACCTTAGGCGCAAGCATCGGCACTGACACGGAGGGGCGAGTGGACATCGGGACGATCGAAGCGGCGCTGAAGCTCCGCGACGAAGCCTCACCTGTCATCGCCCGGTTCAACAAGAACCTTGGAGGCATGGCGACCACCGGCCGGGAGGTCGGTGAGTCCATGTCCCGTCTCGGGCTGGCCATCACGGCCGGCGTGGTCGTTCCTCTCGGCCTCATCATCAAGACCGCCAAGGACTTCGAACAGGCGTTCTCCAACGTCGTGAAGACGGTGGGCGACTTCGATGTGGACGCCTTCGGCAACCTGACCGAGGACGCGCAGGCCTTCCGGGAAGAAATCCTCAATCTCTCCCGCGAGATTCCCGTCGCGGCCTCCGAGTTGGCGAACATCGCCGCCATCGGTGGCCAGTTCGGCGTGGCCAAGGATGACCTCCTGGGCTTCACCGAGACGGTCGCGAAGCTCGGCGTAGCCGTGGATGGCATCGAGGCCGAGACCGCTGCGGCGGCCATCGCGCAGATTGCCAATGTGACCCGTGAGGGTTCGCAGGCGTTCGAACAGTACGCCTCCGTCCTCGTGGAACTCGGCAACAAGGGCAACTCCACCGAGGGCGAGATTCTGGAGTTCGCCAAGCGCCTCTCCGGCGCAGGCACGCAGGCCGGATTGACCGGCGCCGAAATCTTCGGGCTCGGCTCGGCCATGGCCAACGTCGGCCTCAACGCCGAGGCCGGAGGCACGGCCATGAGCCGGCTCCTGTCGCAGATGTCCCGCGCTGGCGCCGAGGGGGCCGAGGCGTCCCAGAAGTTCGCCGACTTCGCCGGCCGAGTGGATGCCACGGTCAAGAGCGGCGAGGCCTTCGCCCAGTTGTTCGAGCAGAACGCCTCGAAGGCGCTTCAGTTGTTCTTTGATGGCCTCTCCGATGCCGCCAATAGCGGCGAGAATCTCAACGTCATCCTGACCGACCTCGGCGTCAACGAAGTGCGCCAGCGCGACACCACCATCCGGCTGGCTGGCGCACAGGGGGAACTGGCCAAGCAGTTCAGTCTCGCCCGCGAGGAGGCCGTCAAGATGACGGCCCTCAACGAGGAGGCCCGGAAGAAGTTCAGCACCTTCGATGCCGAGCTTCAGAAGTTCAAGAACACCGTCGCCTTGGTGGCCATCGAAATCGGCACACCACTCCTGCGCGCCTTGCAGGGCGCCTTGCAGGGCATGAAGCCGCTCACGGACGGCCTCGTGGTCCTCGCTCGCGGCTTCGCCGACCTGCCCAAGGTCGTGCAGGCGGCCGCGCTCGCGCTCGGGGGCGGGGTCGGCCTGACCGGCGTCCTCATCCTGCTCGGCGGGCAGGCTGTCCGAGCGGCGAGTGACATCGCTCGGCTCGCACAGGCCATCAAGGGCCTCGCGTTCACGCAGGTTGCCGCTGACATTGGCAAGGCTGCCTCGAACGTCACGGCGCTGGGCGGCGCCGTGTCCACGGCGACCGGCTCGATGACCGGCTTCAGCAAGGCGACTAGCACCTTCGGCTTCACGTTCCAGACAGCGGCCCCGGCCATTGCCGCGACGACGACCGAGGTGGGATTGCTTGGACGTGCCGCTACGGCACTCGGCGGCCTGCTGTCAGCTAAGGCGCTCGGCATCGCCGCCCTCGTGGCCGCTGCCGCTGCCGCGAAGTACGCCCTCGACAAGTTCACTGAGGGTATGGGCGCGATGGGAGGCGTCATCCGGACGCTCGCGCAGCCGACGTCATTTTTGACCGAAATCGTCAAGGGGATGATCGAGCTATTCCGGCGGGCGCAGCCGATTCTGGCCGACGTCGGCACCATCCTGAAGGACCACATCAGCACCGGATTCCAGATTGCCCGCGCCGAGGCCAAGCCCTTCCTCGATGCCCTCGTGCGCATGGCCACGGACGCCCGCACGTTCGCGTCGGCACTGGCCGAGAAGGTCAATACCGGCCTGACCGTGTTCGTCGCGATCGTGCGTCAGGTCGTGCCGGGCGTCGAGCAGTTGGCCACAGCCGTGGCGTTCGTCACCGGCAAGAGCGGCGAGTGGGCAGCGGAGTTGAAGGCGCAGGCCGATCGCATCCGGGAGGCGCAGGGCCTCCTGCCGAAGCACACGGCCGACATCAAGTTGCTCGCCGAAGAGCAGGCCAAGGGTGGCAAGGCGTCCGGCGAGGCCGCTGACAAGCTCGCGCAGTCCCGCGAGGAACTCACGCGCCTCACGGCGGCCGTGCGGGCGCTCAATCCGGAGCAGCGATCCCTCATCGATGGCTGGCGGGCTGCCGGCTTGGCCGCCGAGGACATCGCCAAGAAGACCCACATCGCCGAAGGCACAGTTACGGCCTACATCAAGGCCTCGGATGCCGCTGCCGCTGCGAGCACCAAACTGGCCAAGGAGACGGCCATCGCCTCGGATGCGTTCGCCGAAGTGGCCAAGGAGGGCGTGGGCGCCGTCGAGAAGCTGCTGGAACTGTCCGGCGCACTCGATGCCGCCGCGAAGTTCGACGAGCAGGAGAAGGCTGTCGCCGAGCTGACGAAGCGGTTCCGCGAACTCACCGACGCGATGGACATCAGGCAGCGGACGCAGGGGCTCTCGGCCGGCTTCGCCGCCGCTATCAAGTTGACGCGGGCGTTCAGTAATGAAATCGATGACCTCCGACAGGAGGCGAAGGACGCGGACCCGGCGCTCGCCGGCATGTATGAGCAGCTCGAACTCCTCAAGCGCGTGAACTTCGCCGAAGAACTCGAAGAGGCCGTCGTCACGACGGACGAGTTCCGCATGGTCCTGCTCGCCGTCAACCCGTCGCTGGCCGAGATGTTGCGCCTCGCCGAGGACACGACCGCCACGCAGGGCAAGGCCACCGAAAAGACGAAGGACTGGACGCTGGCCCTCAAGGACATCTCGACGGCCCTCTCCAACCTCAAGGAACTGGGCGGCGGGATCGGATTCGCGGCCGAGTTCGTGGCGCAGGCCGATGTGGCCCTCCAGTCGTTCGGCAAGGTCCGCGAGGGCATCAAGGAGTTCGCCAAGGGCGCGAAGGCCGACCTCACCGCCGCCTTCGCCTCGATGGCCTCCGGCATCGCGTCCGGCTTCGCCGGCCTGCTCGGCGCCACCGGACCAGACAACAGCCTGAGCGAACGCCTGCTCGGGGGTGCCCTACAGGGCGCCTCGCTGGGCGCCAGCGTCGGTGCGACCATCGGCGCCACCATCGCCACGAGCGCGGCCAATGGCGCCGCTGTGGGCGGCGTCTGGGGCGCGGCGGCCGGCGTCATCGTCGGCCTGATGGTCGCCGTGTTCCGAGGCCGGAAGGCCCGGCGCGAAATGGAGATTGTCGGCGCCGAGTGGGGGACCAGCATCTCGCAGGGCCTCTATAAGCAGATTGCGGTGGACCAGAAGGAACTCTTCGGCGGTGACCGAGGCACGGCCGCCCTGTTCAACTTCTCGGACATCCTCAAGGAGGCCGGTGGCCTCAACGACCTGAACTTCGACCAGTTCACCAAGCGCCTCCGGGACGTCTTCGTGGCGCTGGAGACGGGGGCCTTCACGACCGAGCAGGCCCTTCAGGTCATGGAGGACAACTTCGATGCGTTCGCCAAGCACGTCATCGAATCGGGCGAGTTCGCCTCCAAGGAGTTCCTCGAAATCCTGAATCTCAACATGGCCTCCGGATTGAACTCACCGGAAATTCAGGACTTCATCAACAACCGCTCGCAGGCCATCGGCGGCGGGCTGGCCGCGATGCTCGGTCCGGTGCTGGAGGGCGCGTCGAAGATTGGCGACCGCGTCCGAAAGGCCTTCGAGGTCGTGGACGACCTGATCAAGGGCGGCAAGCAGGGGACCAGCGATTACACGCAGGCCGTCGGCGAATTGAACGCGGCACTGGCGCATCAGCGCGAGGTGGCCGCCGGTGCCATCGGCGACCTTGAGAACATCGGCGTGATTGCGCTCTCCACGTTCACGCGGGCGCGGGCGTCCGGGCTGTCGTTCATCGAGGCCCTCAACGCCATCGGTCCCTCGCTCGATGCCCTCATTCAGGCCCAGCGCGACCTCGGCATCGAAGGGACCAACTCCGCCATCAACCAGTTGATGCACTACCGGGAGCTGGCGAATCAGTTCCCCGTCCTCGTGGCCGCTGCCTCGGCGCTCGCGCCGACCCTCCTCGCCATCCAACAGTCCGGAGGTCTGACCACCGAGGCCCTTGCGGCGATGGAAGACCAGGGGATGCGCACGTTCCATCGCCTCCGGGACGCCGGCTTCACCGAGGCCGAGGCGCTGGCGCAGATTGCCGACTTCCTCAAGCAGGTGGAGAAGGCCCACAAGCAACTCGGCACGCCGATCGATGAGAACACCCAGCGCATGATCGATCAGGCCCGAGCGGCCGGCCTGATGGGCGATGAGGCCGTCTCGGCGACGGAGCAGCAGCGGCGCGGCTTCGAGATGGTCACGAAGGCGATCAACCAGTTGATCGTGACGCTGGGCGGCGTCCCGGTGGCCATCGATGACATCAGCAAGGCGCTGGACGACATCCCCAAGGACGTCGAGATTAACGTCGACCTGAAGATGCCGGACCACCTGCCGGAGCTGCCGCCCGGTCCGGTCTACTTCCCGCCCGGTCAGCGCGTGCCGACGCCGGAACTGCCGGAGCCGCCCGCATGGGGCGAATGGAGCGACGACGCCATGCGTGCGGCCGGAGAACTGGACGAGGCCTTCGCGGATCAGGGCGATACCGCTGTCGCGGCGGCTGAGGGCGCTGGGCGCGCCTATCGCAATCTGGCCGCTCCGATCTCCGAGAGCACCAATCAGATCATGGCGCAGGCCGACGAGGCCGTCCGGACGGGCGATGTGACGCTGGCCTCGACCGAGGCGCAGGCGCGCGGCTTCGAGATGGTCACGCAGTCGGTGCGCCAGACGATTACCGAGCTGAATGCCGTGCCTGACTCGATTGAGGCGATCCGCGCAGCGATGGCCACGCTGCCTGGAGACGTGCAGATTGGCGTCACGGTGGAGCAGCCCGTTCTCCCGCAGATCGCCTATCCGGAGGTGCCGACGATCCCGTCTCCGGATCTGCCGGAGGACTTTGGCAAATGGCTCAACGAGAACACGCAGACGGTGGAGCGCCTCTCCGACGACCTTGACGAGCAGGGCGAGGTGGCCACGAGTGCGGCCTCGGACATGACGCGGGCCTACCGGAACGTGGGCGAGCCGATAGACGCCAACACGCAGTTGGTGATCGATCAGGCGCGTGAGGTCATCGCCATGGGCGCCGATACGGCCGAGGCCACGGCGGAGCAGTCGCGTGGGTTCGAGATGGTGACCAGTGCCATCGGCGACCTGATCGTGGCGCTGGACGGCGTGCCGACGCGCATCGAGCAGATCGGGGAGGCCATCCGGCAGCACCTCCCCACCGACATCATCATCCCGATTGACTTCGAGCTGCCGGATGGCCCGCAGTACTTCCCCGAGCCGCCCGTCATCGAGGAAGCGCCCTTCCCGCAGTTCCCGCAGGGGCCGTACTATCCGGGGCCGATGGGACCGGGTGGCTTCACGCCGGAGGATGTGGATGCAGCCATGCGGGCTGGCGCCCAGCGCACCGACAATGGGATGATTTACATCGAGGTCCCGGTAGAAATCGATGGCGAGGCAGTGACGCGAGTCGTCGCTCGCCGGCTGCCGGAACACACGGAACTCTACGGCGGCCCGTCCGCACGCACGACCATCTAAGGCCATGAGCGAAGTCTCCACGTTCACCATCGGCGGCGTCGACGTCCTGCCCTACGTGCAGCACAAGACGCTGACGCTGGACAAGGTGGCCAATGGCCGCTCGGTCCTGCGGTGCAAGTTGAACGATCCCGGCGAGACGTTCGTGCCCGACGTCCGCGATGAGGTCGTGTTCGCGCTGGACGGCTCGACGGTGTTCGGCGGGACGGTGTGGGACATGGAGGCCACGATGACCGTGAAGGCCGCTGTGGCCGGCGGCGCCCGGGGCTACACCTACACCCTGAACTGTGTCGATTACGCGGCGTTCACGGACGTGGTGCTCATCAACGGCATCTACGGCCCGGCCGACCTGATCGACATGCTCGACTTCATCACGGACAACCTCGCGCTCCACGGCATCACGCTGGACGGCGCGCAGGATACCGGCCCGGCCATCGTGGCGCAGGGCTGGGAGTTTCTCACGACCCGGCAGGCGCTCGACCGGCTGGCGCAGCAGACCGGATGGATCTGGCGCATCAGCCCCACCGGCGAGCTGCGCATGTTCGACCCCACCTCCGTCACCGCGCCGACGTCCATCGTGGACGCCGTGCCGGGGACGTCCAATGAGGTGCAGGGACTCGCGTGGAAGAAGTCGCTGAACGGCTACTCCAACGTCGTCTGGCTCCGGCACGGTCCTGAGGGCGCTACGACCATCGAGGAGACGTTTACGGGCGACGGGGTGGTGGACGAGTTCGAGTTGGGCGCGACCTTCGTCAACCTCCCTACCACGCAGACAGTGAACGTCGTCATCAGCGCCACGCCGGCTGTGCAGACGCTCGGCCTTGAAGCGGACCCGGGCCAGTGGTACATCAACTCAGCCCTCACGCACTTGGTCCACACGGCTGGCGCCTACGGGTCCGGCGACACGGTGACGCTCAGCTACTTCGCGGCATCGCCGACGAACCTTCAGGAAATCGACGCGACCGAATACACCGCCCATGGACCGTTCGAGGTCGTGGTCAACGACCCGAACGTCCTCCTGAATGACGAGGCGCAGGCCCTCGTGGATGGCGAACTGCGGCGGCGCGGTGGTCCCTACCGGACCATCCTCATGCGGACCCGGATCGCGACCATCGAGCCGCTCATGTCGCTGCCGATCGTCAACGCGCAACTCGACCTCAACGACGACTTCCTCGTCACCGAGACGCGCCTCCGGCATATCGCGCAGTTTGCCGACGACGACCTGCCCTCCGGCGTCAGGCATGAGTTCCAGTGGGACATCACGCTCGTCGAGGGGACGGAGGTCTCCTCCTGGCTTAATTTTTTCGACCGCCGCCGGTAATCAGAGGGAGTGGTGTCCTTGTCGACATCCTCCTTCCGCCACCGGCCGACGTCATCGAGTGCGTCACTACCGGCTACACCTGCTACCCGATCGGCGCGAGGGGCGTGGTCTTCGCGGCCACGGCCGGCGCGGCCTGGACCAACGGCTCGTGGGTGGAAATCATCTCAGCCGGCGCAGCGCCCGCCGTCGATTGGGCGATTGACGGCGTGCACATCGAGGGCATCCTCGACATCGCCGAAATCGAATACGACATCGGCTTCGGCGCGGCCTCGGCCGAGACCGTCGTCTCCACGATCCGCATGGGCGGCAACACCAACAGCGTCTCGGGTTCGGTCTTGTTTCCGATCCTGTTGCAGGCTCCGGCCTCGACCCGCGTCAGTATCCGGACCCGCAATCGCTCGGAGACCAGTGGCGTCTCGTTGACGACGCAGCAGTGGGCGAAGTTGCTCTACTACCTGAATCGGCCGACGGGCGTCTCGTCCTCGGCGGCCGTCCTCAAGGCCGCTCCGGCAGCGGCCCTGATGACCATCACGACCAGTGCGACGGCATGGGCGAATAGCGCGTGGTCGCAGGTTGAGGCCTCGACGTCCGAAGACTGGCAGCTCGCCGCCGTCAATGTGACCGAGGCGGGCATCACGTTCGACAACTCCGGCGAGGAAATCGAGATCGATGTCGGTGTGGGCGCCGCGTCCAGCGAGGTCGTCATCACGACCGTGCGCGTGCATACCCGGCAGAGCACGGACGTCTCGCAGGGCGTCGTGATGGACCCGATTCTCATCAACGCGATCCCGTCCGGCAGCCGCGTGGCCGTCAGGGCGCGGCACCGTCGGGCGACGACGGTGACGTTCAACGTCGCGCTCCAGTACTACGGCGGGAGCCTGTAGGCGTGTCCAAGACGACGACCTCCGGGCTCGCATGGCTACCATCAGCAGCCAATGGGATCAGCCTGACGCCCAGCGCCACGGCGTGGGCGAACGGGTCCTGGGTGGAGCTGACGTCCTCGGCGCCCTCGACGCTCTACTCGGCGTTCATCGTCGTGATGCCGAACAACGGCGCCATCGTCCCGGCTGTCAGCTACGAGATTGACCTCGGCGTGGGCGTCTCCGGCCATGAGGTCATCGTCGGGACGTTCCGCGCTCGCGCCCATGGCGACCTCTGGGGACCGACGTCCACGGTGCCCTTCGGCCTCATCCATAATCGCATCGCGACCGGCACTCGCGTGGCCATGCGCATCCGGCACGGGGCGACCTCCGACACGGACGTCTACCGGGTCGCGCTGGGCTACTTCGCGGCCCTCGGCGGGGCGACCGGCTACGCCTCGTCCATTCAGACGGTGGCGCCCTTCGCGGGGACGTTCAACACCATCACGGCGCATGCCTCGACCCCTTGGGTGTTCGGCGCCTGGGTCGAGGTGCTGGCAGCCGTCCATGTGCCCTACAACAGCCTCATTATGGGCATGATCGCGACCAACATCACCGCCCCGCACGAGATTCAGATTGGGGCCGGCGCGGCATCCAGTGAATCGGACCTGATCACCGTCCCTTACGGGACGACCATCGGCGGCGGCGATGGTTTCAACTACCTCAGATTCCCCCGGCCCATCTGTATCAACGCAGGCACGAGAATCTCCATGCGCACGCGCTCCGGCACGAACAATATCTCCTTCAACGGCTCCCTCTGGGTCACGAGGAACACGAACCAGACCACAGTTCTATGGGAGGATGACTTCAACGGTCCGAACACGCTGGCCGTGGACGGTTACACCGGCGTCGGCTCCATGTCCAAGGTGGCCGCCATCGGACCGGACGGCTCGCAGGCCGCTCGCGGGTCGTCGGACTTCGCGGAGTTCATCCGGCCGGTGAATCCGGCCGGCTTGACCGGCGCCTATCAGGCCGACCACAAGACATCGAGGAATGCCGTATTCGGCTACGTGGTGGAAATTAGGCGGCAGTCGGCCTGGATCATGTCCATCTACCGGGACGACTTCACGAGTGGCAACAATGAGTTGCAGGTCTACACGAACGGCGACTCCGGCACGCCGGTGGCGACGGTGGCGAACTTCTGGGACCTCCGGATTGAATGGCAGCTCTCGACCTATGACGGCGGGACGTTCACGTACAACAGCGACGGATTTCTGCGCATCTACAAGGATGGCGTCTCGGCGGTGAACCTGACGTCCATCGAACTTCGCGACAGCGTGGCCTCCGGCCTCTCCTCGTGGGGGAACGTCGTCATCAACCCGCAGGGGGACATCGACAACCTCGTCATCACCAACTGACCCGGGCTGGCTCCATGACCCTCGACCCTATCCAACTCTACGACTGGCTCGCCCGAGTCGGCTTCCCAGGTGCCATGGCGCTCTTCATCTGGGCAAGCTACACTGGCAGGGTTCGTTGGGGCAGCGACCTCCGGGAGCTGAAGGCGTATTTCGAGGCGCGCATCGCGGAGGTCATCGCCGAGCGGAACGACCGTGTCCTTGAACTCCTTGGCGAGAGGAACGAATTCAAAGACATGGTGATCGGGGGCCAGCGCAACCTCGCTAAGACGCTCGACATTGTCAGTGAAACGACCAAGGTTGTCACCAAACCCCGAGGCCGCTGATGTTGTGGGGATGGCTGAGGAAAGTGCTTATGGGACTCACGCATCGCTGGAACGAGGCGGCGCGTCGGCACTATGTCGTGGACCACGAAGACGTAGAGGCCATCCGGCAGCGCACCTTGTCACTGGACACCCCCTCCGAGGAACGCCACCAAGAGCTGGAGTGGCTCCGGAGCTACCAGCGTGAACTCGACTACCGCCTGAAGGCGGCAGAACTCGATGCCAAGGTGATCGCTCGCCTGCGGGCTCGGGTCGTAGGCCACGAGTGATGATGGACTGGATGGAATGGCTCCACGCCGTGCCCTTCGCCGCGCTGCCGGTCGCCTATACCGTCGAACTGATCCAGTTCGCCTGCTCCTGTATCGGCACGCCCCTAAGTCTGCGCGGGACGTGGGAGTCGTGGGTGGATCGGAAGTTGATCATCGAGGGCGGCCCGAATGGTCCCATCCTCTACGCGGCGAGGCGGAACTTCCGGGAAGAAGTGCTCCGATTGCTCATGCACCTCGCCTTCCTCTACAACGGCTGGATTCTGATCACCTACGCGCCTCCGGCGCCTGACTTGATGGTGACCGACGATCGGATATTCCAACTGATCGTGACCCGCCTCACTTGCGCGTTCGTCATCATCGTGCTGTCGCTCAAGTCATGGTCTGACCTTAAGGACCGGCGCTACCTCCGGCACCTCGCCGACATTGACCCGGCCGCAGCACGGTAATACACTCCCACTGTGCCCCTGACGACCATCAACCTGCCGGAGTGGTATGAGCAGGCGGCCACGACGCCGCGCCTCGATGACATCGCCGCGCCGCTCCGGTATCGGGTCGGCCTCATCCTGCAAGCCATGGCCATCCTGAACATCCGGATGTTCGTGGCCTCCGGCCTTCGCTCCGACAAGGAGCAGATGGCGCTCTTCGCGCAGGGACGAACGGTGCCTGGGCAGGTGGTCACGCAGCTCGATGGCGTCACCAAGCGATCGAATCATCAGCGCAAGCTCTCCGGGCCCTACGCCGGGTTCGGCACCGCCGTAGACATGGCTTTCATCGATGCCGATGGCAAGGCATCATGGGCCGAGACGATGCCGTGGACGCTCTACGGCCGCATGGCAACCTCCCTCGGCCTCACGTGGGGCGGGGACTGGGTGTCGTTCAAGGACAAGCCGCACATTGAGTTGAAGGGATGACCATGAGAACACTGCTCACCGCGCTCGCGTTCCTCGCTGTTGCCAGCACCGCGCAGGCCCAGACGGGCGCCTGCCCGACCACGCCCGTCACGACCGTCTCGGTCAATCCGTCCGGCTGGACCTGCATCTCCGTCGGCGCCGACTACGTGGCGATGTATCCGGACCCGCCGGTCGCCGGCACGACCTCCGTGCCTGTCGTCGTCCGGATGGACCTCCTCCTGTTCGGGCCGGCTGTGACCGATACGCTCACCGGGACGCCCACGCAGACCATCAACCTCGGCAAGCCGGCCCGCAACGCCGAAGGCGCCGTCTGGACACAGGTGGCCGCGCTCGCTACGCTGCCGGTCAATCAGGTCTACAAGGCCCGCGTCGTCTCGGTCGGTCAGCCCGCTACCGCCGGTGGTCCGGCGCAGGTGTCCGGGAGGTCGCCCGAGAGCAACCCTTTTATTCGACTCGGCCCGGTCCCGGCACCAACTGCACCTACAGCAGTCCGAATCCCGGAGTAAACGTCCTCGTCTTCGAGTACGACCTGTGGACGGCCCGCAGCAATCCCTACGGGCTGCTGGTCCGCTACGAGACGAACGGCGGGGACATTTCCCACGTCGAGTTCGACATGAGTGACCCGGAGCCGCCGCAGTCGGTCTACTTCCCGTCACAGCCGGGGACGGACTCGCGCTTCATCAAGGGCTTCGCGTTCAAGCCGACGATCGAAGGCACGAACATGACGCTCCAGATTCGGGCCTACGCCGGCAGTAACGTCGCCAACCGCCGCATCGTCGGCGGGACGCTCGTCGCCTCGGCCACCTGTCCGGGTATCACGGTCACCCCATGAGAGTCGCGCCGGACTGCCAGCGGTACGCCTACATCGACCGTTCGGTCGGGACGGCCGTCACCGTCGTAGACGTGATGGCCGGTGGCAGCCGGCGCGTGCTCGGGGACGGGCAGGACGTCCGCTGGGAGCACTGGAGCACCGTTTGGTGGCGCCCACAGGACGGCTCGAACCTCCGCTTCGCCACGCAGCCCCGGTGGGACGTCATCCAGACGACGCTGCTCAGCGGCAATTCGCTGGACGTCGCCACCAACGGGCGCGTCGTCCGGCATCGGACGGACCCGCTCCGCATCCTCGACACCGAGGGCGCGGACAAGGGCGGGAACGCGTGGCCAGTCCTGTCCGATGACGGAGTCGTGCTGGCTTCGCTCATTCCTGACCAGCCTCGCCCGCGTATGCAGAGCGTGGCGCTCACAATCGGGACGGCCCCGGCCTCATGGCTCCATCAAGGCGCCGTCACCGAGGGCACGAACTGTAGCGACTTCCGGATGGCCGGCACCACGCTGTGCTTCCGGGAGACCGATGGGACCGTCTACGGCTGCAAGGACGTCCGGAACCCGAACGCCCGCATCGAGGTCCTGGCGCGGCCGAACGAGGGCGTCTCCCACGCGTGCCCCATCTACGCTCCCGGCGTCGGCTTCTTCGTGATGCATGTCCGGGACACCGGCGAGGGCGCGAAGGTCTGCCTCGGCACCTGGGAGTCGATGGTGGCCGGAGCGCCGACCGGCCTCGTGCTGGACACCTCCGGCGGCGGCGGCTACGAGCACGACGCCCGCGCCACCCCGCATGACCCTCGCGTCCTGTTCTGTGGCTGGTTGCGCCGGAACGGGTCCGGCACGGCCCTGCACGTCGATGTCGACACCCTGACCGAAAGGCTGGACGGCGGCGAGCAGAACGCGCCTGAGGCCTTCGGCACGCCTGTCACGGCAGCCAAGGCGTTGGGCTACTTCTTCGGCCGCTCGTCCAAGTACGGCGAGTTCGATCCGGACGAGAACTGCGCCGTCATCCCGCTCGATGCATGGCAGGACGGAGACGGCTCCCTGCCGGCCGATATCAGCGAGAAGATGTGCCGGGTGCTCCGGACCGTTGGCCGAGGCTACATCTCGAACACGGCCATCCCGTATGTGACGTCCGAGTGGGACAAGGTGATGGGCGTCATCGCGGGCGTGCAGGAAGGGCCGGTCTGGGCGCACGAGCCCAACTCCCGCGACGAGGCAGCAGGGTGGGTGGCCGATGCGCGGCGCCAGATGACCGACCTCGACCTCGCCCCGCGTCCGGTGGTCATCGTCCTCCGAGAGGAACTGGCCGCCGATGCCCAGTTCGCGGGCGTGGCCGACATCCTCGCCCCCGAGCTGTACTTCACCGGCCCTGAGGCGACCTACGACGAGATGCTGGCCCATGTAAAAGTCCGCTTCGCCGCCGTCATCGCCGCGCTCTCGCCGACGCCGCTCTGTTGCTGCATCCAAGCGTTCGATCGTAATCGTGCCGGCTGGAAGCAGGCCCCTTGGGCTATGGAGGCCATCCAACACGCCGCCAACGAGGCGATCGTCTCGAATCGCATCATCGGCCTCTGGTGGTTCGCCTATGCGCGGCCCGGAGGCGTGAGAGACTACCCGCAGCTCGAACCATGGCACGTTCGGCAGATTGCCGTGACGCCGGTCCCGCCGCTGCCCACCGACCCGATTGACCCGCCCGACCCTCCAGACGAGGACGAGATGACACACGACGACGTTCGCCGCTATGCCGCCGCCATCGGCAACGAGTTGCTGTTCGGGGCCTACAAGCGGTTTCACGATGAGGTGCTGGCCCGAGATCGCGCACTGGACAGCGTAATCAAGTCTGCGGCGTATGACCCGGCGCATCCAGACGCGCAGGAAGGCCAGATGTGGACCGGCGACTTCACGACCGGCGGGGCGATGAGCATCTTCACGCGGGCCTACATGCCGGAGGCCATCATCGCGCAGGACAAGGGCCGCACGCCCGAGCAGGCGTCCGGCGACGGCTACGACAAAGGCATCGCGGCGTACCGGAAGACCGTCGGCATCACGCCTCCGACGCAGCCTGTCTCCGGTGAATTGAACGGTCCCATCGGCACGTCCGGCCGGGAGTTCACCGAGTCGTGAAGATTCACCGCATCGTCGGCGCCACCTGCGGGGCGGCTCTCCGGCCGGGCCATGACTACCGGCCTGCGCTGGACGAACTCGCCACCCTCCGCTTCAACCTCGTGCGGGTCTTCGCCGGACGCCTGACATGGTGCGGGCAGGATATCGCCGATGTCTACGATCGCCTGCCGGCGTTCTGCGAGGATGCGCACTCCCGAGGCCTGAACGTGGAAGCCTCGGCCCTGACGGACAGCCGCGAGGGCAATCACGAGGCGTATGACCGCCGGTCGCACTACGCGGCCGTCGCCGACCGGATCGATAACTACGACATCCTCGAACGCGCCAACGAGCCCTACCACCCGACCCAGTACGAACTGACGCCGGAGTTCCTGAACGGCCTGCCGATGCCGGGTCGCGGCGTCATCGTGGCCAATGGCGCGGCCGAGGACGACGAGTCGCTGGAATACGTGGGCAATGGGCACTACGTGACCCAGCACCTCGACCGAGGGCGCGATGTCTGGAACATGGTCAGGCGCGTGCGGGAGTTGATGGCCGTCAGCGAGGCCACCGGCAAGCCGGTCCTGAACAATGAGCCCATCGGCGCGGGTGAGCATGATGAATCCGGCCGGCGCTGCGCCGACCCGGCCATCCACTACACGATGGGCGCCCTAAACCGGCTATTCGGCGTGGGCGGCATCTTCCACAGCACGAACGGCCTGACGGCCGACCCGCTCGGCCCCCGGCAGCGCGAGTGCGCCGAGGCGTTCATCGAGGGCTCCTTCGTCTGGGCCGATCCGGAGACGCAGTTCACGTACAAGAACGTGGGCCACAGCGACTCGCCGATCGTCAGTGCCACGTTCAACGAGGGGAACCTGAACCATCCGGGCTGCACGCGGAGCTACTCGTTCGTCATCGGCAACACCGGCCTCAACGTCACGCTCGGCGTCTCGGACATGAACAACCCGGGCGCCAATATCGGCAACGGCTGGGCGTGGGGCGGCGAGGTCGGACGGAAGCAGGGCGTGATCATCCGTGAAGTGGGCCGGTAGCGTCCTCTGCACGGCCCTGGCGTTCGTCGCGTTCCCGACGCTGTCCGGGATGCAATCGAACGCCACGGCGCCGACCCATTGGGTCACGCCGGACGGCAGCACGACGTCCGCCTGTACCGCCACGGCGCCCTGCACGCTCGCGAGGGCGTTCGCGTTGGCCGGGGTGTCCATTGCAGCCGGGTCCTGGGTGAACGTCGCGCCCGGCGTCTACACCCAGCCGGCCATCACCGTCGTGAAGGGCGGAATGGCCGGCTTCCCCATCCGGTTCATCGGCGCCGGGACGTCCTACGAGACCGGCACACGCCTGACCGGCACGCGCACGCCGCTGCCGGCCG